TCTTTGTTTTTGTATTGCCATATTCTTCATTATGCTTATCTACTTTATTTTGAAGGGCTTTATCTCTGTTATAAGTCAAAGCATTATTATCTTGCTTTTCTAATTGAGCAGATTTCATTTTTGCCCATCTTTGTCCAGCATCACCACCCCATAATGCCCATGCTATTCTTCCATTACTTGGAAAACCTTTTTCACCGGGTCTAAAACCTTCTGCTTGTTTATCTACTTCATGTCGTGCAAAATAACTATTCATTCTTCTTACAGTTGTTGGTGATAAATTTTCTCTATTCTTTAATTGATTAGCTCTTGTAACTCCAATTATTGTTCCACCTCTACCAAATTCAGCTCTCCATTTTAATCCTTTTTCTGCTTCTGCTTTCATGCCTTCATTCGGTCTTAAATCTATTTCTGCATAACTATTTTCTGTAATTTGTTCTATTTCTTCTTCATCTGGAGTTTCTTCTATTTCTGTTTCTGGTTCATCTGGTTTAATATCTCTTTCTGGGAAATTTAAATTTTTTCTTAATATGTTTTCATCTTCCATTGTTGGGTTTATAACACCCTTTTGTACTGCATCAATAAATAATGTATTCAATTGTAATTTTTGGTCATCAGTCATTGGGTTAAATTTAAAATGTGGTAATTCTTCTACATTGGAATAATTATAAGCAACCAATCTTCTTATTAATTGCTCACCCATAACTGTATGTTCTATGTCTTGTCTTAATTTTTGTATAACCCATAAGAATACATCAAAATGTATTTTTGCTTGTGCATATGCACCAGTATCACCATCTGCCATTAATCTATCTGGAATCAATATACTTCTTGCTATAGATTTGTTATAAAAATTTAAAGCTCTTTCAAAATCATCTGTTGCACTTCTGCCTGATTCTAAAAGTTGTATATCAAATTCTTCCATTCTGTGTGTGATAGAAGTTTTAGCAGTTAAGTTATCTAATATATTTCTTAGATTCTGCCTTGCACTTGGGTCATTTGTTTTATATTTTCCAAGTACTGTTGGGTTAGCAAATCTTTCCAAATATATATTCCACATTTTTATAAGCACATCTTTCGACCAGTAACCCCTATATGCTGGTCTTAGGTCCGATGTGCCATAATGATTGCCAAATTCTTTTTGATAACTAAATATCAGAAATTTATTTATTGGATATCTTTTATCTTCACCACTTTCTTGATAAACAACTCCATCTTTTAATAAATTAGTATATTCATCAACAGCAAATTTATAATAATGTGGTTTTTTTGTTTTTATATTTTTTAAACCAATCTTTCCGTTAAATTGCCCACTTTCAATTGTTTTGTAATTTATTTCTGATACAGAAAAGCCATAATCTAATGCAGTTAATATTTCTAAAACATTATCTACAATATTTCCTTGCATTTTGTTAAAACAATATTCTATAAATTCTGCAACTTCTATATCTTGTTCATCATCACTTGCTGGTATTATTTGAAAACTTGGAGCAACTGTTGCAAATTTTTTTAATGTTAAACATGCTTTTACTTGGTCATCAACTCGCATTTGGTCATACATATATAACCCTCTGCGACCAATTAATGTATCAGGATTATATGGGACAATATCGCCTTTTAATCCATACATCCCAACATCAGCAGATGCTATTTCATTCATATTTGGTTTAGTTTGTTCTTGTAATTTTTTTAAATTGTCGAATAAAGCCATTTGTTAGATTATATTGTATTTTTTTAAATAATACAATAATAAAAGGTGGCACTGGAGGGATATGATGATATATGTTTTGTTTGTGGAGAAACAAAATAAGTGTGCCACCCTAAATAATTATAGCTTATCTAATTCTTTATTCTATAATCTTTATAGATTTTCCTTTCTGAACCTAAATTTATTATCTGTGGTTTGATATAAACTTTTTTACCCGATTTATAAATTCTTAGATGACCTCTTCTTGTATGTTGTCCGGGTTTCTGTCTATTAGGAAATTTATATCCGCCTTTCTTTGATTTACTTTTAAAGATATTTATATCTAAAATCTTATAAGATACTGGTGGTAATTTACCTTTTCTTTGTGCTAATTTTATAAGATTAGAATCTGGTTTAATTTCTTCTACCTTCTGTTCTATTTTTTCATTAGATAATAACCATGTTGTATTTGCTAAATGGTTTAGCATGAATCTTTCATCTTTATCTATTTCATCATAGCCAAAATAATTATTATTATATTCTATTTCACCCGGGTTTGGAGTTGTAAATCTTCTAAAAGGTTTTTCAGTTAAATATTCATGGTCTGAAATTCCAACCGAAAGCCAATAATAATCAGATAAAATCCATCTTGGAGTTAATTTATCAAAATGAAGTCTTTTCATTCTAATATGATTAAAATCTGGCTCATGAATTATAATCATAAAAAAATCTGTATCGTAAGTTCTATCATCTATATAATGTATAATCCACTTTTTAAAAGGTATAGCCAATTGCATTCTTCCTAATTTACCTTCTTCTGTGCTTTTTTGTCTTTCTTCCATTATATGATTAAATTCTGTAAATCCCCATTTACCCAAACTGAATATTGGGATTTTCATAATATCTGTTTTTTCTTTCTGATTGAATGGTCTGCCATTATGAACCATTTTGGCATTACCTTGAGTATCTGCACCGAAAAAATAAACAGTTTGATTAAATTTATTATTTAGATATTTATCTATTCTCATTATATCACCTCATAAGGATTATAATGGATTGATATATAAAAGTCAATTAAAAATATTGTTCAGTTGTTGCTCTATTGCCAAGGGTTTCTGGCTCATCATCAAAATTATTTCCAATTATTCTCTCTATAATTGCATATCTTAAAGCATCAACTGGGTGGTCAAAACCACTTGTATCATAAGTTTCTATATTTTTTCTATCTATTGGTATTGATTGTAATGTTTCGAAAGTTATTGGGCAATCTTTGGTAAATAACAATCTTGGCTTTTCTCTATCTTCTGTACTTAATCGCATATGTAATTGTTGTGTTCCTAATATTCGGTCATTGTTTGCTTTGTGCATTACAAGCCCTGCTGATTCAAATATATCTGCAAGACTATCACCAACATTTTGTTTACCCCACATTGCTGGGTCTGCTGGTGCATAATATGGTCTTATATTGTGTCTTTTTTCTATATCATTAATTCTTTGTGCAACAATATCTGCACCCATTTGTAATCCCTTATTTGTGCCATCTTTTGTGCCTATCCATTCTTTAAAGACAATTAAATCGCCATCACCATTTTCTGCTAACCAAATACAAGCAAATGGAGCAGTAAATCCCCAGTCAAATCCTCGAATAATAATGTCGCTTTCTGTCGGTATATAACTATCTATCAAATGATGTTGCCCTAATTCTGGAAAACAAACACCTTCTAATTGTGAAAAATCTCCATATCTCAATGCTTGATACATTTTATTACCCTGTAATTTTAATCTTTGTTCATAATTTGGGTCATTTAATTTTAGATATGGGTTATCATCTAAAGTTGCAGGAATATAAAGTCTTGATAAATTGGTTTCTACATCTTTTACAATATTATAACCACCATTATTAACAAATCTTTTTCTTACCCAATCAATATTTTTTCCAACAGGCGAACCAGTACATCTTACTCTTGGAAATACTTTAGGGTTTGTACTTCTGCATCTTGAATGTAGATATAAATACATCTTTTCAGTAAAATGAGTTATTTCATCAAAATAAACACCTGCTGAATATTCTTGCCCATCATGTTGATGTATATCATATTCATTTTCCATATGTGAAAAGAAAATCGTACCACCACTTGGAAATCGCCATTGATTACCTTGTGCTTTAAATTCTGCACCCAATGGTTTATATATATTAAAACTATAATCAATTAATTGTCTTAATTCTTTGGTTGTTCTTCTAAATACAACTGCCTTTGCATCTCCATGATTCATTTGTCTACAAGCATCAATCAATAAAACAGATGATTTGCCCGAACCTGCCCCACCCAAATATGCGACTTCGAATATATTGCCAGTCTTTAAAAACTCTAATTGTTTTTTAGTTGGCTTCCAGATTATATTAGTGTTCTGTATCTTCGGTGATGATTTCATCTATACTTGGTTCCTCTGCTTCCATTGTTGGAACTTCAAGTATATTAATGACTCTATTGGTTTGTTCGACTTCTTGTTTCTCTATATAACCTCTGTGCTTACCCTGTGTTCTTAGTAGAAACATTATCGCATTGCAATTACCTGCATTTACCAGTTCCAATAATTTGCTTTCAGCATAATCTACTATTGACTCTCTTGCATCTTTTAAAGCTATTTCTATATCTTCATTATCTCTCATTCTTCTATAAAATTGTGTTCTGGACATCTGTGCTGAATTACAAATCTGTGTAACAAAACCACGATATTTAAAAACCAATTCTATTAGCTTTTCATCTGATAATCTTTTTGTATTCATATATAAACTATAACTCTACTTTTTACGATTACCAACATATTCATAAGAATAGGTATATTTGTTTTGTGTTCCGAAACCTGCACCCACTCTATCTGATTGGGATAAATCGCCTTGATGATTAACTTTTCTACTCTTACTTGTTATAATCCATTTAGAATCTCTTTGTCTTTGCCAAAATAATGCCTTATTACTTGATGTATTTATAAATCTATATCCATCATCCTTATATCTTTGTGCAATTCTATTAGCAAATGTATGCCCAATATTTAAACCTTGATAATCGGGTAATACAACCAATCTATGCCCTCTCTTAAAATTATTAACAGACCTATGTGGAAAATGTAAAACTGCATAAAATACAACAGGGTTATTTTCAAAGTAACCAATATAGCATTTAC